TAAGTTTTAGCCTCTTCGATGGAAAGCGCCACGCCTTTAGTATTGTATAATACCAATGCGCTACGGTTAGCAGGTACAGGCGTTAAAGAGATTTCTAATAGATCACTCTTTGTAATTACACCATCCTTTACAGATAAAGGTATAATACCAATGCTTGCACCTTTTAAAATATCCTGCTCTACTTTTGATGACATATTAATAGCCTCTGGGTCTATTTCATCAAAAACAGGTATTGCCGTCATATTTTCACCTACTATAGATAAGTCAGCCCAAAGGCCCATCATCTTGTCGTAATTGTGATTAAGCAACATTACCGGGTTTAATAAAAAGTTCTGGGTTTGTATGCCAGCTGTAGCAACTGCAAAACCGTAAACATTCTTACTAGGATCAGATACCTTAAAAACCTTTGTGCTTTTCTTCATCTTTTGGCTTTTGCCTTTTATAAAGCTCAAAAGTGGGCGGTTTTTTTACGCTTACAAAACGGCTTTTGTATAGATTAGCGCCATGTTGTCATACTTATACGCCTTTTGTCAGTTCCTTACAAAAGGCATTAAAAAAGGGCGACCAAATGCCACACTTTTGTGTGGTAATAGCATTATATACATGGCCAAAGAGAAATTAAGCAACGACAGAAAGCGAGAGATAGCCCTCGACCTTTATCTCAATACCGATAAATCCCAAAAAGAGATTTGCGAGATCATCGGCTGGACCGAAAAAACATTTACATCTAATAAAGATAAAGGCGACTGGGAACTGCTTAAAGGTGCCAGCACCATTACCGCTCAAAATATAATAGGTAAACTTTATTTAAAACTAGAGGCTATTGTAAATGATAACAAGCTAGATGCCGATGCTTTAAGCAAGGTAGCTAAGGCTATAGAAATGCTATCTAATAAAAAGGTAACATTAAGCCAGCATATTAATTGCGCAAAAGAGTTTACCACCTGGGCGTTTGGCATTAAGCCAGAGCTGGCAAAAGAAATAAACAAACTGCAAAGCATGTTTATTACAGAAAGGGCCAGCCATGCCTAAGTTTTTACAATTCATATTTAACTTGTACCGTGGCGTACATCTTTATAATAGCGACTTATTTACAACCATACTACACGCCCGCCCGGTGGGTGCATTAAGTGGGTTGCCCTCAAAATCTTTATATATTAAAGGCACTACGCCATTTAAGAAATTTAAACGCAGGAGGGTTAAATAAATGGCAACCATTAGCAGAGAGCAATACAATAGCTGGAAATCCTTTTGCGAGCAGGTGCAGGCATCTACTACGGTTAATATTTTTGAAACTAAAGCAGAGCAAGAAACTCGCATAAAAAGAGCGGTAAAAGATTATAACTACTTTGTTAAAACCTATTTCCCCATTTATGCAGATGCCGACTGTGCCGATTTTCACATCAAAGCAGCCAATAAAATTGTACACGGCAAACGTGAGGTAGATGACCCTAACCTTATAGCTGTTTTAGAATGGCCACGGGAACATGCAAAATCTGTACATGCAGATATTTTAATACCCATGTGGATGTTAGCTAATAGTAAGCTTAACGGCATGATCCTTATGGGTAAAAATGAGGATGATGCCTGTGTGCTTTTGGGCGATATACAGGCACAGCTACAAAATAACCAGCTTTTTATTAACGATTTTGGCGCACAGTTTAACTTTGGCGACTGGCAAGATGGTGATTTTACCACTAAAGGTGGTGTAAGGTTTGCCGCTTTCGGGCGTGATCAATCGCCACGTGGTGCCCGTAAGGGAGAAAAACGCCCTAACTATGCCGTTTGTGATGATATTGATGATGACCAGATCGTTAACAATCAAAAAAGAGTAAGGCAAATAGTAGAACGCATTTTAGGCGCTTTGTTTTTTGCCCTGGAAACTAAAAAAGGAGGTACACTGGTGATAGCCGGCAACCGCATCCACGCTCAATCAATTTTGGCGCACATTGTAGGTGATACCAAACCCGGCGCACCTAAGCGTGAGGGCATCTACCATAGTAAAGTGTTTGCCATAGATCCCCAGACCGGCAAGCCAGCGTGGCACCAGCGTTACACCTTTGGCCAAATCATGAATAAGATTAAAAAGGTAGGCAACGCCATTGGTCGTAAAGAGTTTTTTCACGAAAACCATGTAGAGGGGTCTATTTTTAAAGACAGCCATTTTAACTGGATTAAAACACGCGACTTACACAAGTACCAAATCATGGTAGGCTACTTTGATCCATCCTTTGAAAACAATGCTAAATCAGATTTTAAAGCGGTAAGGGTTTGGGGTGGCTTAGCTACACCAAGTGGCGATTGGCAGCGCCATTGCCTAAAGTCTTTTGTACGCCGTACCGAGTTAACAAACGCCTTTGAGTTTATGAGCGATGTTAACGATAAGCTACCTATTGGCGTAGGTGTTTTGTGGTACGTAGAAAAACAGTTTTTTAACCGCCCTATTCAGGATGCTTTAAAAGCGCACAACGTTAAAAGAGCCAAACAAGGCAAACCAGCTTTGGTAGTTATTACTGATAATACCAGCAAAGAAAATAAGTACATCCGTATGGTGAAGATGGAACCATCATATACAAATGGCGAAATTTATTATAACCTAGACGAAATCCACAATCCAGACATGGTAGAGGGTAACAACCAGCTAAAAGGTATAGAGCCTGGCTACAACTCGCCAGATGATAGCCCAGATGCAGACCAAGGCGCATGGAATATTTTAGATAAACATAAACCAAATAACAATTGGCGGCCAATTATAGCCACCCCTAAAAAATCAACATGGTAGAAATAATTTATGGAATTTTAGCTAGTATATTTTCTGGCGGCTTACTGGTTTTAATTTACAAAACCATTTTTAGAACCAAGACAGAGGGCGATAGCGCCATTATTATGCTGGTGAAGCAACTGCAGGAAAACGTTAACTCTAATAACTTACAAATAAAGTCTTTAGAAACAGAGCTACACCTGTGGCGAAATAAATATTATACCGAGCTGGAAGAAAAAAACAAGCTTTTAGAAGAGATCAGAAAGTTAAGATCTGCACTGCAAAAATATAACGAGATAGAAGCTTCTAAAATAACTAAAAACTAAACTATGCCATTTTTAATAGAGGATGATTATAGCGTACAAATACGCACCGAGGTAAAAAGCATTATAGCGGTAAGCCCCGCAAGTCAGTTACTGGCAGAGCAAATGGCCGAAGAAGAAATGACAGGCTACCTACGCCCACGTGGTTATGATGTGCCTGCTATTTTTACAGCTGCAGGTGCTTTACGTAATCCGCTTATCATTATGTATATGATAGATATTGTATTGTACCATTTGTACAGCAACATCGCCACAAGGGCAATGCCTAAAACACGTGAGGATAGATACACCGCAGCCATAAGCTGGCTAGATAAGGTAAGAGATGGGAAACTAGACCCCGACTTGCCACGTGTAGCAGATCCCGAAGATGCCACACCTAATATTAAACTAGGCTCTAATCCTAAATACGCTAAACGCTATTAAATCATGGCTAAAAGAAATACTCCGGTTATCCATACCGAAACCATTAATTTAAAAATGGACGCTAAAAATAGATCATTGTTAAAGACAGATCCTGCACAGGTGCTGGTGAACATGATAAAGCAGCAGCGTAGCCTTTACAGTAAAAACATAGGCGACTGGTTAGCAGCTAGGCAAGCGGCGCAAAACGTAGATTTCCCACAGCGTAACCGCCTGTATGATATTTATGAGGATTTAATACTGGATGAAACCGTACACGGCCACATTTACAATCACCGTATTTTACCAGTTAAAAACCGTGGCTTTAAAATAGTGGATAAAGACGGTAAAAAGGATGATGATAAAACCAAGCTATTGCAAAAGCGCTGGTTTGATTATTTTATTCAGTATGCTTTAGAAAGCAAGTTCTTTGGTTTCTCGCTGTGCTACTTTGAAGAAATGATTTTAAAGGATGGCATTAACCAGGTGCATGAGCTTTGCCTTATTCCACGTAAACACGTACTGCAGGAAAAAGGCTTTGTCTTAGTTTGGGAAAACGATTTTAAAGGGCAAAACTTTTACGAAGAGCCAATAAGCCACTATGTATTGCCAATAGGTAAAACAGATGATTTGGGCTTGCTTAATAAAGCAGTGCCTTTGTGGATCATGAAAAAACACGCCTGGCAAAACTGGGATGAGTTTGCCGAAATCTTCGGTATTCCGATCCGTATTGTTAAAACCGCAAGTGATGATCCCAGAGTAAGAGCAGAGATAGAAGCCTGGACACGTGACATGGGTAGTGCTGCCTATGGTATTTTTCCAGAGAATACTGATATTGATATTAAAGAAAACAGCAAAACAGATGCTTATAAGGTTTTCTATGAAATGATCAATACTGCTAATCAGGGTTTAGCTATTTTATTTAGCGGCCAAACCATGACCAGTATGGATGGCAGCAGTCGCAGCCAAGCAGAGGTACATGCAGACGTAGCTACAGAAATACGTAAGGATGATGAAAAGTTTATCACCTATGAGGTACATGAGCTTTTAGAACTATTACGTACCAAACATAATTACCCTTTTGATGAGGGCGATGTATTTGAGTGGGATGTACCAGAGGATGTAGCCGCTTTACTAAACGTTTACAAAGAAGTAAACCTAATGGGCTTTCAGCTAGACCCCGAAGAAGTGAGCAACCGTTTAGGCATTAAAATACTAGGCTTAAAAGTAGCCCCTGCAGCACCGGTAGATCCTAACAAAGAAGAGCCTAAGCTAACACCAGAAGAAGCAGCCAAAAAAGCAGCCGAAGAAGCAAAAGAGAATTTAAGCGTAGCCGAAATATTAAAGCTTCATGCCGATATAGCCAAAACTTATAGCCATCAAACTGCATAACACAAGCATCTTGATACTTGATACTAAATACTTGATTCTTTAAAACATGTGCATCAATTGCCAAATCATTACCCTATCCATCCCGCCATCTGGTTTAGATGCCGAGCTTTCACGTATAGCAAAACTAATACGTGAGGGTAAGCTAAGCCCAGGGCAAATAGACCCGGCTATGGTGCGTAAAATGGCTAAGCAATTAATGGCAGGCGTAAAGCAAGGTTATGGCACTGGCAAGCTAAATGCAGCAGAGAAAAGCTTTTTAGCACAAATAGAAAATAACGTTTACGTTTTTTCAGGCTTTAAAAATTACCAGATGCTTAAAGAGGCATCTACACTATTAAATGATGGCGGTACTTTAAAGCCATTTAAAGACTTTTTAAACGATATAAAAGCAATAAACACCACCTATAACGAAGTTTATTTAAGTGCCGAGTATGGCAATGCTGTGGCTAGTATGCAGGCAGCCGCCACCTTTAATGATTTTGTAGAAAACGGCATTGATATGCTGCGCTTTCAAACTGCAGGTGATGACAGGGTGCGAACAGATCACGCCATTATGGATGGTACAACAGTTGCCATAGATGATCCTTTATTGGATAAATACTATACCCCGCTAGACTGGGGATGCCGTTGTGAGTGGATACCAGCAGTAGGCGAAAGCAGAAAGGTGACTACAGATTTACCCACCGTACCGCCAATGTTCCAAAATAACGTAGCTAAAACAGGAATACTCTTCCCGGATACACACCCTTATTTTAATGTGCCGCTAAGTATTGCAAAACAAGTTTTGACACAAGTAGATGATTTATTAAGCTAATAATGGGAATTATAAAGAGCAAAGCTGCAAAGCCTAACAAACTAATGACTAATTACCTAACAAACTAACAACCATGCCAAAAGGATTAGATTACATCATCAACATTAAAGATGGCAGCTTAAGCGGAGCTGCAAAAGCTAAAGCAGAGGTTTTAGGTTTAGACCGGGCGGTAGAGAAAACAGGTAAAAACATGTCTGGCTTAGGTAGCATAGCCCGTAACGTGGGCGGTGTTATTGCTGGCGCTATGGCTATTGGCGGTTTAATTAACATTGGTACAGATGCTTTAGCTTCTTACCAAGCTGGTTTTGTAAAGGCATCTGCACAGGTAAACTCGGCTATTATAAGTACCAATGGCGCAGCTGGCAGGAGTTTAGAACAAATGCGAGCGCAGGCAGACGATATAGAAAGCAAATCTTTATTTGATGATGCCGATATATTAACAGGCCAATCTTTACTGTTAACCTTTACCAATATTAAAGGTGCGGTGTTTGACCAAGCCATACCAGCCATTGCAGATATGGCACAACGCATGGCGGGCGATGGCCCGGCAGATTTAAAAGGCGCATCTATACAGGTAGGTAAAGCTTTAAATGATCCAATAAAAGGTATAACAGCCTTATCTCGTGTGGGTGTAAGTTTTACAGAACAGCAAAAA